GTGCCGAACGTGCCGCGCTTGCCGTTCAGGAACTTCCGCGTGGCGTGGGCTATGTCCTGGGCCTCGTCCAGGTCGTCTGAAATCACTTCCAGGTCGAACTGCTGTTCAGTCAAGCCGCCTTCTGCGTTCAGGTCCACTTCCTCCGAAAAGGAACTGCGGGCGAAATGCATGCGTGGCAGTGTGTCTTCCTGCGGCTCCCATCCTTGAATCACGGCATAAGGCGCGGCAATGCCCGTGAACTCGGCGGCAATGGCCGTTGAGGCAATGACTACGCTTCGCAGGTTTTCCGCCAAATCAGCCACGTTTTGCCGCCTCCGCTTCGATGGCCGGTGCTGCCAGCTTGACGATCAATTCTCCTACCGCGCGGGCGTTCGCTTTCGCGGCCTTTTCCATGAAATGTTTTCCGGGAATCTGGCGTCGCTGAAAGGTTTCCTGAAATTTCACAAGGCGGCGGTTGGCTTCTTCACGAAAATATCGCTCTTGTTTTTCACGAAACTCACTCCCAATTTTAGCGAGCCCCTGCTTGCCTCGCGTTCGCTCACGAATAGCGCGAGACTGCATACGCAGTGATCGGACATAACGATTAAACACCGCCGAAGGATCATGTTTGCGAGGTCCGGTCTTCCATCCAAATTCCTGAAATGCACCGTAGAACGTCTTTCCTTTATAGAAGCCTTCGCCCAGCACGGTGCGCATACCAAAGTGTTTGCGGCTGCGGCGCATAGCTCGGGTCTTGATGTTCCGTTGGACGAGCCCTGTGCGCACGGGTGCGGCAGCCTGCGTGGCTTGCGTCATAGCCTTTTGACCTGCTCGCAACGCTGGCCGCATGGCACGTTTCACGCCGGCCTTGCCGAGCATATCCAGTTTTTTGCGGAGCTGTTCGAGCCCTTGGATTTTGATATCAAATCCCTGGTTTGTGTAACCCACTAGACCACCTCCTGAACCAGAAGGCTCATATAGCGGCCATCGTCAAGCACGCGCTCAACGTGGTAATACGCGAGGGCGTTGCCATCATATAGCTTCACTCGCGGCGTCACGTTGCTGTTGCTGTGCATCTCCACGCTATGCGTTGCCGTTGCCGAAATATGCCGGGCGTTGTTCAACTCACGGCCAGACAGTGGAGACACGGAAGCATACACCTCATCTATTGTGGCGAACGCCTTGGCAGTGTTTCCGCGCGAATCGGCCGCGGTGCTGCCGGCCAGGGCCTGCACCTGGAGGCGCGTGCTGAAGTTGCGAATCCGGCCGCCGGCCTTAGTACGCACCATAGCCGTTGCTCCTCAGTAAGGCGTCTATAGCGCGGTCCATCTTCTGCTCATCCACGCGGTCGGGATCGAAGAGCTGCTCCAGCTTCAGCTTTACGGCACTCTTGATCGTGCCCGGAACGTAGCTGCCTGAGGTGTAGCCGGCAGTAAAGCGAACGGTCACGGCGTCCGGTTGAGAACGCACCGAGGGCCAGGTCTTCGAGTAGGCCGGCACCACAAAGCCGGGATCGTGTGTCGGCTTCACGGTGTTGTAATAGCCGGTGCTGCCCGTGCTGCCGCCCGTTGTGCCGTAGGTGGTGAGCGTGCCATCGCTGGCCGCCCGGTACTTAATGAAGTTCACCTTTTGCAAAGGCGGACAGGGTAGTGTGATCCGCATTTCGGCATCGTAACTGTCGTCTGGGAAGTCAGACAACACTGCTTCGTACACGGCAGTCATGAACTGCCGCCCGCCCGAGCAGCGCCGTTCGCAATAGTCGGTGGCCTCGCGAATCTTTCGCACCACGTCGGCATCGCGGTCGGTGGCCGTGAGGTACAGGTGATCCTTCGCCTCTTCCAAGCTGATAGGCGTGGTTGTTGCGGCGGTAATGGTTTTGAGTTCCATTAGTCCATCCCCGTGCCGTAGCCCCACTGGCTCATGTAAAGATCATTGTTGTCCTTGGCCCCGGCGAGGAAGGCCGCCTCGTGGGCCTTGGCCTCGGCTAACTGATTGCACTCGGCAATCCGATGGGCGAGTTCCTGCGAACGGGCCTTCAGCTTCGCGCACAGGTCCGAGACGCGCGGATCGAAGCCGTACAGGCCCGCGGTCTTGAGCAGATCACACTGGGCGGGCACCGTGATCTTGATGCCGCGGCCCACGGCCATGCCCAGGAAATACTCACAGGAGGGCCGCTGGGCGCGGTACTCATCGGACTGGGCCATATCCACGCCCCATACGCCGATTTCATCCGGCCCGGTCGCCATCGCCAGGGCAATCAGATACGAGACCGTGTTCGTGAAGTAGCCGCCGAACTGTTCGACGATCTCGGCCAGCGGATAGGTAAACACGCCTGGTCCGGTCAGTTCCGGTTGCGGCTTCTGTACGCACAACGGTTTGTGCTGCGCGTTGCACAACCATTCATGGTACGGCCCACGCTGCTTGACGAGTTCCCAGTCGTGCAACTCGAACTGGCAATCGTACCGCGGTGCCTGCTTGCACAGCACTAGGTCGCTTAGTGTCCAGATTTGCCAATCGGCATCGTGGTAGGGCGCCAACCCCAAGGAGCTAGGCGCCTTTCCCACGATGGCGATCTTCTTACCTGCCTCGAAGGGCAACGTAATCGCCATCGCGTTGCTCCTCGTGGTTAGGTGGTTCCGAACACAATGGTCGTCACGAGGGCGGTGCTCATGCGCACTACCTGCCAGTTCGTGGCACTGGTGGCAATCAGGTCAATCCCATAGCCGTCACCGTTGGCGGCCCAGGTGATCTTGCGATTGGCACTGAAGTTCAGCGTACACAGAGACGAGCAGCGCACAATGCACGCCCCGGTGGAACCCTTGGCAATGATCGTTTTGCGAACGCCGGCCGCGGGCGGCTTGACCATCGTGTAGGCGCGCGCGCCGGCCGTGCTGCTTCCGATTAGGCTGACGCCGTAGGGCGTGATCGCGCCGGCCGTCACTTTGGTTTCGACGCTTTCGCGGATTTGTCCGTCCGAAGAGTTGGTGATCGTGCCGGTGTTGGTCAGCGTCCCCTTGTTCAGGATCGAGCCCGTCGAGTCTATCGTCACGCGATTGCGAAGCGTTCCGTCGTTGTTGATGTACCCACCGAGAGTAATGGTACTATCTACAATAGTCACGTGGGCATGGGTAGATGACAGCGTTCCGCCCGTGAGGTGGATGTGCCCTCCATCTTCAACTACGATGTTTCCACCGCTGGAAACGTACAGCGAATCACCGCCTTGAGCACGGTATACTTTTGGTTGATATGTCATACCAGTTTTATTCCTTCCGTTGGTTCCCCCGCCGGGCGCGGCAGGTAGCGAGCCGCGCCCGGCGAGTAGTCACTAAGGACACGGATCTAGGTGCCCTCGACCACAAGGTCGAAGGATGCGGCGGCCGTAGCCGCTGCGTAGGTTGTCGAGGCCGGCGCGGGCTGGTAGCGCGTGCCGTAACGCTGAGCAATGATGCCGTTGCAGATCAGCCCGGCTTGCTTGGCGAGCTTTGCCGCCACGTAGCGGTACTGCGGCCGGTACACGTCGATTGCCGCCACGCGCTTGCCGTTGAGCGTGGTGCTATGCGCCACAGAAACCGATGCGCCGTTGACGGCCGTGGCCGATGCTTTGGCGGTCGAGGTGGAGTCAGCGCCTACCACGGTAAACGTGCAGGTGCCGGTGCTGGCCGCGGTGCTTTTGAAAATCGCCGTCAGCATGCACCCCTCGTAGTTGGCGAGGTCCACATAGTCGCTGAATAGCGTGCTGTTGGCGGTCGTGGTCACGGACGCGAACACGCCATCCGTCTTGACGGTCTTGATAAAGTTTCGTGCCATTGCTCGGATTCTCCTTTCTGTTGTTAGTGGTTAGGTGCCGAGCTTGACGCGGACGCAAGCCTCTTCGAGGACCGGCGCGCCGTCGGTGGCCATGCGGATGATGAAATCGTTTTGATTCTGGCGGGCGTAGTACTCCTCCAAAACCTGGATTTCCATGTCCTGGGAATCCACGATCCAATAAAGCTGGCTGTAGTCGCCGAGCATGGCGACGTACTGCGCGGAACTGAAGGTGTTGGGCGCGTACTCGCTCAGGACGATGGGGAAGGCCAGCAGCCGGTCGCCTTCGCCCTGGGCCACGCTGTCCTGCAACAGGTAGCGGCCGTCGCCGTCCTTGAGCTTGGCGATCTGCGCCATCAGGTCGCGGTGCATGATCCACCGCGCGCCCGGCCAGTACGCCTGCTTGAGCGTGTACTTCGCGGTCTTGAGGCCGTCAAAGGTGACACTCGTCGAGGTGTTGCTGGTGCTCACGTCGCGGCTGGTGCTGACGCCCACGGTTGACGCGGTGAAGATGCCCAGCGGCTGCTGGTCGCCCGTGCCGGTCATATAGGCGTTTTCCATAGCCTCTGCCACCACGCGAGAGAGTTCCCCTCGCACAATAGCGTCCGCGTTGGCAACCTTGCGGAGCAGGGTCTTGCTCACAAGGATTTCCTTTGCCAGCGGGTAGGGCCGGATTTCCCGCTTGCCGAAAGACAGCGTGGAATCCGTGCTCGGCGCGCCGAGTTCCGAAGTCCAGGCCGCGGCCGCCATGCGGTTGACCAAGACCGGGGCCCCCAGGCTGTCCGAGCCAACGATGGGCGGCCACACGCGGGCCAGGGTGCGGAACACCGTGGCGTCGGTCACGTTCTGGATCAGTTCCGAAACGAACTGCTCGGGAGCGTACAGGTAGCCGCCGGCCGTGCCGGAGCCAGCCTGCAAGGCCCGCTGCTCTTCCGGGGTGAAGGGCAGGCCGCACAGGTGCTTGGAGAACGCCGAGCGATACTCGGGGGTGTCGAAGGCCCGGCGGCCCGCGGGCTGCGAGGTCTTCTCCGAGCCGGCCTTCTTGGCCCGCTCTTCGTCCTGGCTGTTCTTGGCGGCCAGCAACTCGCCTTCGATTTCGTTGCGCCGCTCGGCGTCGTCAATCTGCGTTTTGAGGTTGCCGGCTTCGGTGTAGAGCTTGTCCCACTGGGTCCGCTCTTCCGCCGTGAGTTGCCGCTTCTCGCCATCGGCCTTGTCGGTGATGGCCCGCGACTCTTCCAGCAGCTTATGGCGATTTGCCCGCCATTCGACCGTGGAGATCATTGGGTAGTCCTTGTTTGGCTACCACCGCTGGCCGCAAACAGAATGAGCGTTCCGAGCGGTGTAATCCGCTACGAAACGCCCGACCAGCGACCGATTCGCAAGATGCCGCAGGACCAGCCTTTGGCTTGTAATTCTGTCTATAGCATACCAGACATTTCTACTTCTGCAAGTTGTATTGCTACAACCGACCTCGCCACGCTTACATCATGCCGCACCCAGCCGGCAACCTGCATCGCGGTAAGCTGCTTCTGTACCGCCTGCTGAGAGATGCCCACGGCCGCGGCGATCTCTTCCTGAGACGGGCCGTAAGGGTGTGTCTCGCGGAAGTCGCGGATGTAAGCGCGGATTGCAAACTGAGTGTCGGTCATTTAGCCCCTTCCAATAAAGCCTTTCGCCGCAACAGGTCTGGGTCAAGGTTCGGATCGTACTCCGGCGGCTTCTCGCCGCTAGGCGTGGTGCTGCTGGCCGTCGAGCGGTATTCTTCCAGGCTTCGCATAGCGACCGTGCCGGCGGTCTGCGGATAGGCGGGGTATCCGGTCAACGTAACCCCTACAAGCTTGGCCCGCTTGACAATTCGCAAGGTGTCGTCACCGCGGCCCGTCCACTCTGCCTCTGCATCGCGGAATTCGATGCTCATTCCATCCAACAGCCCGGCCCGTACCTCCTCCTCGGCATCGCTGCCCACGCTAGTCTTCGGCAGGGTGATTGCAACATGTAGACCATCTTGGCGGTTGTCCAGTTCAAGGGTGCCTTTCGAGCGGCGGGCGAGCTTCTTCCCGAAGTCGTGTTCCACGCCGGCCCGGATTTCCGCGGTGCTCTTCAGCGTTTCATCGAAGGCGTCCGGCTTGAACATTTCCCGGAATCCGCCCAGGTCTTCGCTGGCCGCGTTGTAGGGCACGGCCAGGCCCGTAACCCGCTTCTTTCCGCCTTCCGGGTCCACGCGCAGTTCCGTGCGGAAATATCGTTTCTCTGTGGTATCGCTCATTTCGTTTCTCCCAGGATTGCGGCCGTTAACCGCCCGGGCACGGTTTCCAGCCAGGTGCTTGCTTCTGTTTCGATTCGTGCTGCCAGGTCTGCGGCTTTGCAATGGCCTGCTAGATCCACCACCGCGGCCCGTGCCGTCCGGCAATGATCGGCTATCGCGGCCGTAGGGTCGCCGCCAAGCGTACTCAGTGCCCCGTGCATCTTGGGCGGCCAGCGGTCGTAAAGGTTATCCACCGCAGCCAAGAACGTTTCTGGCGACTTGGCTGCCTTGCGTAGTTCGGCACACTCCCGCTCTACCATTCGGCGGGATGCCGCCATCAAGGCGGTGCGCATGGCCGCGCTGGGCGGATCGTCTTCTTCGTCTGGCTCTTCCTCTTCCTCTGTCTCCTCCGGCTCTTCGTCGGGGGCCGCCGGCTGGCCTCCGAACGGAACTTGCACCGGCTTTTCCTTGGGCACAAAGCCGTTGCCGACCGTTCCCATGACTGCCTCGGCTTGCTCGGGCGTGAGGTTCAGAAGCACCTGCAATTGCCCCAGGCCGCTATCGCGTGGCAGCAGACCATCGGCCACGCTTTGCACCACGGCCGTAGCGGCTGTGATCTGGGCACCGTTGAGGGTCATAGTGGGCAGGGTTTGCAGGTCTTGCTCAGTATCCTCCGGCGTAAGCGTGCCAGTCGCCGCCACGTCCTGCGGCTCGGTTCCAACGGTTTCCGTGTCCGGATCATCTTGCTTGCCCACGGCATCGGCGGGCTGCATGTTGACCGGAACCATAAACACGTCGCCAGCCTCGCCCATCGAGTTCCAATTCTCCCGCCGCCTGATTTCGTTGCGGTTGGCAAAGCCCCATTGCAGGGCCGTGCTGTACGCCTGATACCGCTGGGCGATGTTGCCCTTAAGCAAGCCGTCTACAAGGTAATCTACGAGGTACTGGTCCCGCTCGCCTTCGTTGAAAAGCTTAAAATGGAATTCTTGCACGAATCGTGCAAACCACGGCAACAGGCCCTCATAGAACTCCAATTGTTGCTCTTCGATGTTAGAGAACGTGGCCCGCTCCAGGTCCATGAGCTTGTGGGGCGGCACACCGAACCAGCGGGCGATTTCCGTCACGTAGAACTTGCGGCTTTCGAGGAACTGTGCATCATCAAGCGGCATGCCGACCTCGGATACGTCCATACCCTCCTCTAGCACGCCGATCCGCCGCTTCTGGTCGCCGTGCCGCTTCTGCCAGTTCTCTCGCAACTTTTCCATCGCACCTGTCGTCAGCGTGCCAGGGTGCTTCAAGACGAGGTACGGCTGGGCACCGCCACCGTAGAAGCCGGCCCCGAACCCCTGGGCGGCCAGGGCCTCGCCGATCTGTTCGCGGGCACGGCCAATCACACTCTTGCCGTCCGGCGTGGAAATGTCGAGCACTTCATCCGGCCCGAGGGTCGGCCGATCAAACGGCGGGTGGGGAAACTGGTCTGTCTCGGTGACATGTCGCACGTCATAGGACGGCTGCCGACCGCTCCATGTCCGCTTGACTTGGCTGGTAGCCATCGGCCACAGGCCCATCGGATAGCCCGCGCCGTCTCGCTCAATATAGGAGATGGAGCGCCCCCACAGGAGAACGTATGACCTAGTGATTTCTTCATACTGGATGGGCGTATGCACCGGGTTGGGACGCTCGTGCAATAGTCGCCACACCGGATGATTGCGATCCGCTTCCTTGTCGCCTTCGTCGCCGGTTCGCTTGTAGACGAACTTCGGCAGGCTGCCAGGAATCGAGCAAAGCAGGTTTACCGCCCGGTACACGGCCGAAAAGTTCAGCGCGGTGTCCTCGGTGACCAATACCCCGGCTTGCGTATCGGGGATTGCGCCCCATACGTTTTTTGCCGTGGCATCTTGACTCAGCACCGCGCCCGTCCATTTGATGCTGGCCCGGTCTTCACGTCCCAACAATCGGCGAAACCATCCCATTAGCGTTTTCTCCCTATGACCATGAGGCTGTTGTCGCCGCAGTGTTCGGCAAGCTCGATGTCGTGTATCATTAAATCAATTGCGTATGCCGAGTGTTGTATTTCACGCCACGGCAAAGGATTGTCAGTAGACAAATAAAACGTCCATAGGTGATCGTTTTGCGCCGGATTTCCATACTCTTCAGCCCGCCACCGCTTGCACGTCCAGGCGGGAACGTGAACAACCAAAGCGCCGCCAGCCACTAACTTGTGTTCGCATTGCCCAATGATTCCCGCCGGATTCTCTGTGTGTTCAAGGCAATGGCTCGTAAAGATCACGTCCACCAATCCCGGCACGTCATCCAGCGTCTTGATCGTCGCCTTCTGGTCAACCACGATACTGCCCAGCCCCAACGGCCCATCGGCCCCGCCGAAATCAATCACCCGCTTGCCAACGCACAACGACAGGATGCGCTCCATGTGCCGCTGCATACCCTTCCACCGCCACACGCCAAGCGTGCGGATGGCCTCAGGGGAATGGCGCAGCCGCCAGGATTCGGTCTTTAGTTCGGCGTCATCAAGGAACATAGTTTTTCTCTGGACGAAACTCACCGCACCAATCAGTGTCCCATACATGCGGCTGCCTATCGCAAGGCAAGTGCTTCATGTGAATAGTCGGAGGGTAACGTCTACAAACGCTCGAATACTCGCCCGGCTCCAACTCGTCAGCTTCCATCTTGTCCCAAAACTTACATTCATCGCATCGCATAAACTACCTCCATTACATCGCTACCATCAATCGTCACGTCCGCATTCAACGCACGCCGCGCCACCTTGCCCACGATCATATCCCGGTCGTACCAGTGAAAGCCGTGGCCGGGCGACTTCAAGCAAATATCGCTCTCGCCGATCACTTCCCCGGCGGCAATCGCCCGCGTGGTCACAAGCGAGCGGCCCAGCTTTCTGATTGCCTCGGTGCATTCCACGGGCGAATAGTGCCGCATCATGGATTCCTGGATGCGGATATTGCGAACAAGCCGCTCGATGCCATCCGGCTCAAGGCTGGCCGCGTGGTCCGTACCTTTCATGGCACGCGACAGGGTGACATGCTTCTCCACCACGCAGGCCCCCAGGCAGGCCGCCGCTTGGGCCGCCACGATGCCCGGCGTATGGTCGGAAAGCCCAACGAGCACGCCGTACCGCTCACGCCACGCTTCCACCCTCCATAGCCCGACGTGCTCATTGGGTGTCGGGTATTCGCTTGTGCAAACCATCAAGACCACCTGATCATGGTAACACCGAACCGTGTCCAATGCCCGCTCGATGTCTCCGTCGCGCGCCATGCCGGCCGATAGTATGACAGGTTTGCCGAGGCGGGCGATTGCGTCAATCAGTGGCAGATTGTCGAGGTCACGGCTGGCGACCTTGTACAGGGGTGGGGCCAATGATTGCTCCAGGTCCAAGACGGATTGGGTATCGCAGGCCGTGGCAAAAAGAGTGAAACACCACTCGTTGTAACGAACACGGTCTGCGAGGTGGCGGTACTCGGCCGGTGATAACTCCAATGCAAGGCGGTGTTCTCCGTAGGTCTTGCCGAACGAGTTGTTTCCGCTGTACGGTGCATTATATGCCTCGCGTGT